AACCATTCACACCAGAAGTAGCCGGCAGGAACAGCTTTCAAGTCGCCAGCCTCAATGAATACTTTCTTAGCGCCTACACCCATACCGGAAAGATTATATGTGGGTCTAACAACATACCACCCACTAGTCTTGGGTGCTGTTCCGCCCGGTCCACATTTATATCCTAGCTTCTCAGATACCCATAGCTTGTTAAACCAGTTGTGGTGATGGGGATATTGTTCCCATGCTTCTTGATCAGTTCTTATCATTAATGTAATTTTCTGCCCGGAAATTGGATTAGATTATTTGAATCACTATCATTAAATGTTTTATCCGACATATATTCTTCTAATACTTTTTCCAATTTAGCAATTTTATCTTCCAATTCTTTTTCATTTTCATCAGTATCATTTATTACTCTATAATAATGTACAAGAAGTTCATCAGCAGGTGTTGCTTCCGCAATAATATGATCAGCATTTAATACTTGGAAATAGTCTTTTTTATCTTGATATACCAACCAAGGACGAAATTGATAGTATCTATTTTCTGTTGGATTAAGAGTATTTACCATGAAAATTTTATAGGCATTACGAACTATTAACCCATTATGATCATCATCCTCACTTGGCCATTCTACAACATCACATACTATTTCATCACCATTGGATAATTTAAATTGTCTAATGCTTTTATTAAAATCTGATCCACTCATTCTAATTCCACCTGTACAATTTTATATTTGAATTCTTCTTTTGAGTATATTTTTACACGTTCCGCAGAATGTATAAGAGCAAAATTTTTCTTTTGTTTCCAATGTAAATCATCTGCAATATCAAAAAGTTTTGTTACTCTTCCGTCATCTGATACTCGTAGTCCACGGCCGATCGACTGAAGAACTTTAATTTGGGACTTGGACGGTGACGCAAAAATAATGTTATGCAAATTCCGTATATTGATACCAGTACTAAAGGTCCCTAAACTTGCAACAATGATAGCATCTTTTTGTGTCTCAACAATTTTTCTTATTGATTCTCTATCCTCAGCTTCAACATCACCAGATACAAAAAATATTTTTCTATTCTCATCAGCTTTTTCACGAATCATATTAAACAAAGGTTTTCCATGACCATCAACTCTCAGATATAATACGAGTGTATTACCTGTCTGTGATAGGGCTAGATTACGAATAAATTTATTTCTTTTCTCATGATTAATTAGGAATTCAATTTCCTTTTGGTAATCATTATTGGTATTTATCTGTCTAGTTTCACTGGTATATTTAAGCATTAGAATGGTAATATCAAGTGGTGCTAGTGTACCTTCTTCTTGTAACTTTTTGGTCATGGTAACCTGATATACTGGACCAAATAACCCCTCCAACACCAGCTTATGCGTTTGGGTGCCGTCTAAAGTACCTGTCAACCCGAATCTATATTTTGCTTCGGTTGATTTATTCATAATGGATGATAGTGATTTTGATTTAAAGCCATGACACTCGTCACCAAAAACGGCATCAAATTGTTCAAACCACTTTTTAGGAAACTTATAAATGGATTGCCATGTGGAAATAATAACTCTTTTATTTGTAGTCTTATCTTTACCTGAATAAATCTTATGTACTTTATTTTCAGAATCATAACCGTAATCAGCAAAGTCTTGCCAGAGTTGTTCAACAAGAGATGTTGTTGGAACAATGATTAGAATTTTACCTTTTTCTGTACCAAGTATATGCCGCATCAACAAATACATAATAAACGATTTACCAGAGCCGGTAGGCGATACCAGGATCGCTCTCTTACGTTCTAAGCCGATTTTTACTGCATCGTGTTGGTAATCACGTGTATCATATGGTAACTTTAGTACCTTATAGAACTCCTGTAGCTTATCGGAATCTATTTTGGTGATACCGATAGGTAAACCATAATCGGTTTCCTCGGTATCCATTGTATAGCCACGTTCAGAACAAAATTTAACTACATAAATGTAAAGCCCCGCATTTAATTCACCTGTCATTTGATTAAACAAACGAATTTTACCATCCCATACACGTGCTTTAAAGGCTGGCATGAAACGATAACCAGGTACAAAGAATGAAAAGTAATCACTCAACTCTGCAGATATGCCTCTATCACACTGGATAGTAAGCATACTATAATCTTTAAGCTTTACAACTATATCAACCATTAACCACCAGCTTCAAATTGTTTCCATCTTATAATATTGCCGATGGTTTGATGGCGCCATTTAAGATTATCTACTATTTCAGTCAGAGTACTTATAACCGTTTTCCAGTACTCAATTTTTTCTTCTGATTTTTGAATTTCAGGGTCTGAATTATAGTAATAATCCATTTCACCTTTTAAAATTCTAAGACCATCAAACGGATCTGGTGACCAACCTTTTGATTCTAATTGTTCTTGATCCATTTTACCATTATAATATAGCCATTTATCTCGAAGCAATACTTTTTGGTCACGCTCCGTTTTTTTGAGCATAAGTTTTGCCTCCGACAGAAGCCGAAGATACTTTGCATGCAATGTTGGTGTATTTTTTGAAGTTTCATCCAACTTCAGATTATTAATTTGGCAGTCTTCTGCCCACATATCCAAGATAGTGTTCAAGTCGATCATAATAAACCTTCATAAATTAACGGAATTCAAAATAAGAGTATCTAAAGCTTACTGTGTAAGTTAAGAACTGGTCACCTGCAACGGTTTCAAAGTTAATACTACCTAAGGATGTAGGCATACAATCAATATATCGTATTTCTCTTGAAAGGTTGTTTGAACTATTTAGGATGGATAATGTTACGTCTGCATAAGTTGGTGGTAGTGTACCATAGTCAATAGGTTCACCAGGTTTACCCATTGGTCTGGTTTCATTTGTTTCTACAACTCTTTCCATCCAGTTATACATTTCTTCATATGAATTCATCTCTTCGTCAAGAAGAACCTGGACCGAAAGTTCACCAAAGGTAAATTTATCACCAGCAAACGGAATGGAACTAATACGCTTATATGCAACATCAGCAGCATTCACGCCAACATCAGGGTGTGTAAATCCATTACAAAAGAATTGTAAGTTAGGAAAATTCTTACGATTGATCACCATCTTGAAACCAGTAGGCTGCAAGAAGTTGGTTGTGGTCAATGAACTATTGTTACTGGTAGGTGATAGATCTACCGATGCATTGGGGTTAAGAGATGGCATGACGTATCCTCTGTTCCTTTCTACTATTTATATAATTATATCACATCACACCATAGATGTAAATAATGCAAAAAAGTTACAAGTGATTGAAATTCCATAAAACTTTTTTTGAAAAAAATGCACGTAGGGGGTTTACATTTAAGAAGAAATGATTATATTATAACTATAGGAAGTGAAAGGAACCACACCATGATGACCTTCAATCAATCTGAAACTCACTCACACATCTACAAAGCAACCAACTCGATCAAACCCGTTGAGATCTATCGGATGTGTGATGGAAAGTTTATGATCTATACCCCCGAGGGCCGCCTTCTGGATGATTTTACTTCCGCCGGTCCTTTTGTTGATTTTGAATCTGCTAAGCGTAATGCAGAGACAAATGTTGGAATGAAAATGAACTGGGAGAACTTCTGAAAATGCAACGTGCAGGTAAAACACATAAAGCCGCAGCAAGTGATGGGCTTCAAGATATGAGGCTCAAAAACTTCTTCCGTGAATGTAAAAATATTCTAAAAAATGCAGACGAACCTGATTCAGCATTTTATTTTGAACAATTAGAAGAACATATGATGACCGGTAAACCTCTACCGAGTGAATCAAAGGAAATTTCTAGGATTCTTGGAGTATAAAAATGGAAAAGATTATTCGTGATGGAATGGTAGCAGTTGCCGTATCCGGTGGCTTTGGTGCTGGTTGGTCCACTTGGAACGAAATTGATCCAATGGATGCACGTTTCAACCAATTGTTTTTGGATGGTAAAATTGATGAGATCGTACGTATCTGTGATGATGAAGCCCTTGGTTATGCAGGTGGTGCCAGTGGTGTAAGGATTGAATGGATTCCTATTGGTACTGAGTTTATCATTACTGAGTACGATGGTGCCGAAAGTCTTGAAACCAAGGATAGCTTTGACTGGAAAGTAGCATAAAAAAAGGGCGACCGAAGCCGCCCTAGTTTGTGTGGGAGGGGTTGATTCCCCTCCCTTTTTATTAGCAGATTACTGCAGAATGTTGTCCACGCGAAAGATTCTGTAGTACTGGTTAGTCTTAGCAGTTGCAAGACCGTTTGCAGGAGTGGAACCAACGAATGGGTTGGATACCATACCGTAACGAGTCTTGAAGCCGATTTTTGGCTGGAAGTCTGCTTCACCAACCGCACGTACCATAGTTAGAGGTACATATGGGCAGTAGAAGAGACCAGCATCGTATGCGTTAGTACCTTTGTAACCAACAGTTACATAGTCAGCAACCGCATATGGGTCGATGTACACACGAGTACGACCGTTAAGAACACCAGCAAAAGTGTTGCCAGTATCATCAACGTTTAGGTTAGTTGAAAG